TAAGGTGAAGAGCGTCACTCACGCCTGCTCCAAAGCAGCCACCCTCGCCCGCAAAGCCTTGACCTCTGCCAGCAAGAGCACGGCCAGCCGCCCGTAGTCGACGTCCTCCGGTTCCGGCGTTTCCAAGGCAGTCTCCGTCCGGACGCCGTCAGCTTCCGTGACCTCGACGGTCCTGTACCGCACAAGCCTCGGCTCGACCTCCGCGACCTCTTCGGCGATCAAACCGACATGCGACCACGTTGTCTTGTCGTCGCCGCTGGGGGTTTTCGTGCGATACCACACAGGGCGCAGGTTGTCGACGGCATTGACAACGATCGTGTAGTCCAGATTCTCGATGTCTTGCTTGTACTTGAGCGACGATGACGTGCGTCGGATTTGGCCGCTCGACGTTACGACAACAGCGGAGCCTGCGGCAGTGTTGTCGTAGGTGGGCTGGCTAGTAAGCAACCCAGTCGCCCCAATAACAAGCGGCCCGACGTAATTTGCGCCGTATAACTCCATTTGGTTGTTGAAGCCAACGATATAGCAGTTATTGAGCGACCCGGCGTTGTTTTGAAAATACAAAAGCGCGGCGCCGTCATTTGTACGCCCGCGAAGCGCCAGTACACCGGAATCGACTGCGGAATTTATTTGTAGGCTCACGACAGGCGCAGTGGTGCCGACAAAAGACGCGTTGCCAGTGAACGCCGGGCTGGCCGCAATTTTGGCCGACGTTACGGCGTTGTCTGCGATGCCGTTCGTTTGGATGCGTGATCGTGTCATATTGTTATTTTAACCTTTAGAAGCTGCGCTTTTACGCGCTAACAACCAGTCTACCGCGACTAAGCCGTTGTTGGAAAAGCTCCATAATCTGCGAAAACGCCAATGCCTGCGCCGCCGTTAGCCCTGCGCCGATTGAATAGCCCTGCATCGGGTTTGTGTAGTTAAAGAGCGGCACGCTGGGACTAGGTCGACCCTCAGCAAACACGCACACTGGAAAAACAGTCGGCGTCGTAATCAAAAAGCCTGTAAGGTTACGTTCGCCGATCTTGGTGCCCGCCTCATAAATGTTCAGGATCGGCGAGATGTGATTGGCGATGTAATGCCCGCGATCCGTAGGTAGCGCTTTCGGCGCTGTTGAGTTGGCAAAATTGAGCAGTGAGTTCGCGAAGGCCCCGACGTTATAAACTTCTTGCGTTATGTACAGCGTCATGCCACGACTAGCGCTTTCGTATACGCCGATCGGTGTGCCGACAGTGGCGTCTCCAATCGACGGCAGTCTGTTCGTGTATGCGCTGATGTGGTGATTGCCCACTAACTGCGGCACAGCGCCCAGTATTACGCCAGTGTTGAGATACCGCCGCGCCCCGCCGCCATTCGACACCGGGTCGCCCTGCAAGCCTGTGCCTTCTGAATAAGTGAACGCCACGCCAGAACCAGTTGTGACGTCGATCTCGTTGCCAAATCTAGTGTCGAGCGCAACGGGCCCACGATAGAGCGGCACAAAGGCGGCATTGATATCATTGCCGCAAAACAGATTCACGCGGTATAGCAGCGAACGCAGTCCAGCCGAGTCGATCTCTCTAGCGAACGACGTGACTTGGTCGGCCGTGTACTGCGACACTGAGCCGCCGTTACGATAGACGCGGTTGATCCAGTCTTGGACTTCCGGGTGGCCTGAGACGGGCGCCAGCACGCCGATTCCGTAGGTCGCCGACAGGTGCGAGGTGAGCGACGCAATCTCCGCAGCCGAGAGCGCCCGGTTGTACACGAGCACGGCGGAGACGCGGCCGGTTGTTGTCGCAGCGCCGGATTGGTCGCCCATCAACGACATGGTGGCAACCGCGAGGTTCAGTGCGGCTGTCGGTGTGTATGCCGAGGAGCGCACGCCGTTGACGTAGTTCACGATAGACGTGCCGGTATGAACCGACGCCATCACGGCGCCGACTGCGTTGGCAACAGACACGCTGGCACGGTTTGTCCCGTCTACCCACGATGATATTGCAAGCGAACTGCTTGTGCGCAGCAACGGTATGTAATGTCCACCCACTGAAAAGTCTGCGCCGCTGGACGGCACCTGACTGAAGATGCGAGTGTTAGTGACAGTATTGTCGAGCGACGTAACAACGACTGTAGTTTGAGCCGTTACCGTCAGGTTTGCAGCCGTGTTGTAAAGTGGCGAGGCGTTGAACACTACACCAGCGCGACCGGTTGCAGCCAATGCCGGGCGGGTAGTCGTTGTCGTCGTAAAGTGTCGGCTGTTGCCAGACTTGTCTCCCCAGTAACCGACGAAGTCTCCCGCGCCCGGCGTGTCATGGACGCGATTAATTGCCCACTTGATGGCAAGATATTTTTCAACACGCGCGCGATCGGCGGCGGGGAGGGCGCTGTTAAATACAATCACCTCCGCAATGCTGACGTCAGCGTATTGCGAACCAGACGCACCCCACGAAGCCAGCGTGATGCCGCTTGGTGCCGTTACCGTGCCAAGCGTGCCAGAACCATTAGCCGTAACGGTGCCGTCTCGTCTAGCGAGGCTACTTGCGCCGTTAACAAGTAGGGACGCGACCTGCCACGGCTGAATGTCACCCCAGCCGTTAAGCGTGAACTGCGGCAAGACACCGCCGGTGCAAGCCAGAAACGCCGTCTGCGCCGTCGTGGCAAGCCGCAGCGTGTTGCCGGTGCCTACTCCGTCAAGCAGCGTTTGCGTCGCCGTAAAGGGGTTGTTGAACGAGAATACGATAAATGCCGTCGTCGGAAAGCCGAGCGTAAACGAACGCTGCATCCAGTCGTCTGTCCCGTCGAATCGAATGACGTTTCGTCCATTGCGCGTCGCTGCGCCAGTGGTAGGCCGGGATGCTGCCGTAGCCTGCAATAGGTCAGCCGTGGCGCCTAGCGTGCCCTTATTTGCCCAGCGGCCAACAGTCGTCGTGGCGGGCGTCGTGCCTGTATTCGCTGCAAATAGCGTCGTCGCGTCACTCGCGTCCCACCACCCCACGCAGCCGCTGATGTCCGTCGGCGCCGTGACTGCCGTGACCGGCCCAGCGTCAGTCGTGTACAGCGTCGACGTATCGCTGCCGTCGAGCCAGAGGGCGCAGTTAGAGATATCTAATGGCGACGAAACAGCGGGCGCGGCAACGCTTGTGGCGAGTTTGTAGTTGGCGAGCGTGATCCGCCACTTTTTAGATATGTACTGCTCGACTTCTTGTCGCTCCGTGTCGGTAAGCGCTTTGTTGTAGATGAGTATTTCGCCAATCAGGCCGTCAAACACTTGCGCGGGCACACCCGGCGTCTGCCCGATGACAAGCGGCCCTGAAATGTTTGGCGTCGCCGTCGATGCGCCTGCGGACGGAAAAAACTGCCCGCTGCGAAACGCCCTTGCATTCGTCACTGGCCCTGCGGGCTTTACAAAGCAATCAAACCACGTTTTGTTTAATGGGTGAAACGAGTCGGGGTCGGCGTTATTAAGAACGAACGGATACGTCGTGGCGCCGCCGAATGAGTAAGACGACGCAGACCCGCCGACCTGCGACGGAAACAAGAGAAACAAACCGCCCGTGTTTTGCGAGCCCCAACCAAACGGCGTGACGTTCAGCGAAGACAGTTTCTGAAATACGACAAATGTCGTGAACGCTGGGTTGCCGTCTAAAAACGACCCGGCGCGAGATAATGTCTGGCTGTTCGCAGCAGTGAACTGCACTGCCGGGCGGCCGTTTAAGAAACCCATGACAGGCCGCTGGCTCGCCGTGGCTTGCGTAACGTGACGAGCATTATCTGACTTGTCTCGCCACTCAGAGACTGCGTTACTCGTTAACGTGATCGTGCTGGAGTCAGTGCCGTCGAGCCAGAGATATATCGATCCGATGGCGGCTGGGTTGAATGACTGGTTTGTGAGCGCGCGCTGATTATTCCGGCCCATCAGATCACCGACGCTTCGCGAAACGCCTGATCTATCGCCGCCGCGTCCATTCCCAGGGCCGCGCCCAGCGCTTCAAGCCACGGGTGTGTGCGTTCGACGTAGGGCGCGTACTCCCACTCGACTTGCACAATCTGCCGCTGCGTCTCGTCGGGGATACCGGCGATAGCCTGCTCGACAACGGAGAGCGGGATGCCGTGCGTGATTAGCCAAATGCGGATTTGCCGGGGGCTGATGGTCGTCGGAACGGGCACGGGCTCTTCATACTTTTCCCAGCCTTCTGGCAACTCGTCATCAGGCACGATTGAGTAGCCGATTTCAGGCTCCCAGTTTGCGGGCATGTCTAAACGCAGAAACGTCTCGACCTTGCCGTCGGGCCTGACTAGCGCGTAGGAAGTTGCGTTCTCGCCCATTGATATCTATTCCACTAGAACCAGACTGTGATGCGAACGTACCCGTCGCCGCCGTTGCCACCTGTGCCTGAGTTAAAACCGTTTACGGACGCGCCTCCACCACCACCCGCGCCACCATAACTTGCGCCGTTGCCGCCCGAGCCGCCCGCTGTTGACGCGTTCCCGGCCGCGCCGCCACCGCCGCTGCCGCCAACTGTGCCCAGAAATCCGTTGACGCCCGCTGTAAACACGGCGGAAACAGACTGCCCGTTTCCGCCGGGCGCTGTACCGCCAAGCGTGTTCGTAAGAACGCCGTACTGCGTCGCTCCGTTTGCGCGACCAATTGCTCCGTCGTAAGACACGTTTGCGGCAGATATACCGCCGCCCGCGCCGCCGCCGCCAGCAGTCCAGTTGGTGCCGTTTGAGCCGGTAGGCGTTCCGGTAATCGACGAACTCGATCCGCTTACGCCCGGAAACATCGATGCGCTGCCCGGCGTGCCGCCGGTGCCCGCCGCCGCCGACCCGGCTCCGCCGCCGTTGCCCCGCTGAGCATATAAAAGCATCGAGCCTGATTGAATCAGTGTGTCGTTGCCAAACCCCCCGGTGTTGCCGTCTGTGTCATTCGTGGTTCTCGCCGCACCACCCGCACCGCCCGCACCAATAGTGAGGCTAAGTGATCGTTGCGGAAAATCCGCCGCCGCGCGCGTGAGCATGAAAACGCTGCCTGACGCGCCACCACCGCCGCCAAAACGGGCTGAACCAGCGGCGCCACGACGACCACTGCCGCCACCGCCCCCGGGCCCGACGGCGTAAATATCGACATATCTCGCGGCGGCGGGAATGCTCCATGTGTAAGAACCTGAAGAGCCAGTCGCGTCCGACGGCGCGCTTGTTCGCGTAAACTCGTAAATAGCGACCTGCCCGACGGCGGCTTTTACAGACCCTGCCGTCCGCCAGCGAGAACTCACGCTGTCATACGCGAGCGTGATCGAATCGTTGGGCGAGATTACAACGTCAGCGCCAGTCGCGCTCGTCACGCGATTTGCCGCCGTGCTGGCTGTGTCTTCGTGGTCGATCCTGATATCAAAAGAGCCGACGTTGTAGAGCGTCACAACGGCGCCAGCATCAGCCTGAAAGCCCGTGATCGTCCGCGTGGCGTCAGATGAGAGCCGGACGATGTCGGCTGTCGGTAGGGCGTAGTTATTCTGGTTGCTCGTGATCTGGGCGGGCGTGTTGGTCGCTGCGTCGCCGCCACCTGAGCCACCACCGCTGATAGCCCCGCCCGTGAGATGCACGCCAAAGAAGACGTCAGTGCTGGCCGGGGCGACGCTGAACGTGATCTGCGAGCCGGAGAGCGTAAAGCTCACGCCCGGCTCTTGAATCACGCCGTTCAAAGATATCAATAGGCAGTTGGCGTTGGCCGGAGTGACAGCCACGCCGCCGCTCAAGAGATTAAACGTCGTCGTCGAGCCATTAAACGTAAGCGAGTCGAACTTGGCGTTGAGCCCCGAGTTCGCCGTGAGGCTGACAATGCTGCCAGCCGCGTTCTTATAGAACAGCCGGCCGTCTGCGTAATTCAGCGCTAATTCGCCAAAACTTAACGAAGCCGGCACAGCACTGGCTGTGCCGGACTTCTTGACCAGGATAGTGTCAGGCATGGTGCCGCCTTAGAACGTGCCGCCGTCGAGCACTACGTTGTCGATCGTGCCGCCGGTGATCGTGACGTTGTTGGCGTTCTGGGTCGCGATCGTGCCGAGGCCCAGCGTCGTGCGCGCAGCAGCGGCATCAGCGTCGTCAACAAGACTGCGGCCGAAAGACGTGAACGTGGCGAGCGCCGCCGCGCCTGAGCCCGTGAAGTACGGCAGTCGGTCGGCAGCGCTCGTGAGTCCGGCAATGGCAGCAAGTTCCGCATCGTAGGCCTGCACATTCGTGCCGATCGCAAGCCCAAGGTTCGTCCTCGCACCCGCAGCGTCGGTCGCGCCCGTGCCGCCGTAGGCCACAGCGACGGCCGTACCCTGCCATGTTCCAGTGCCAATCGTCCCGACGCTCGTCAGGCTCGAACTCACGACGCCCGAACCGAGAGCCGTGGCGGAGAGCACCGACACGCCGTTGATCTCGTACACCTTGCCAGTGACGAGATTGAAGTCCTCGCTGCTCGTCCACGCGCTCGTCGAGTTGACCCACGTCAGCGTCTTATCGGTCGTGCCCTTGAGCCGAATGCCCCCGCCAGAAGCAGTTGTGTCGCTGGCGCCGCCGAATGCAAGAATAGCCCCACCCGCCGTTCCGCTGCCGGTACATGCTGCGCTTAGAGTTATCTGCGTAGCGCTGTCGACGCTGGCGACGGTTGTGCCCAATGGCATAGTGACAGTGCCGTTGCCAGCAAGAAAACTAGCGGTAGAGCCGGGGATTATATTTGCTGTACTGGCTAAACTTGTAACAACCGCAGAGCCCGCCGAGACGCTGCCGGCGGTGCCCACCACGCCGGTGGCTGCGCCAAGTTCAATTTCCTTGTCGTCGACCGATAGCGTGTTCGTGTTAATCGTTGTCGTCGTGCCGTTAATCGTCAGGTTGCCGGTTACCGTGAGATTGCCACTGACACTAGCGTTCCCGGTTGTCGAGATCGACGAGGCCGCCACCTCACCAGCCGCGCCGTAGATCACAGCCTTACCGTTTACGACGCTGGCCGGAGACGAGCCGTCCACTAGATTGAGTTCAGCGGCGGACGAAGTCACGGCGGTTCCGGCAATCTGAAAAGCGCTCGCGATGTTCAGCGTGCCGCTGAACGTGTTAGTAAACCCGGCCGCGAACGTATTGCTCGCCCCCAGTTTGGCGTAACTCGACAGGTCGGCGCTGGAGATCGCTGTGTCGACATAAGTCTTCGTGGCAAACGCCCCGTCGCCCCCGATCGCGATGACCTGAGTCGCCGAGCCGCCGGCTCCGCCCGTGCCCGTGCCGTAGTAGAGGATGTTCGACTGCTCGTTGAACGCCAGTTCCGCATTCTGGAGCGTTGTCGGGGCACCTGCCCCTCCGCCCGTCGCGCGACGCTTGATGCGAATCGTGTTTGCCATTACCAGTTTCCTCCATCAACGAGACTTCGCTCGGGGTAGTTTCTCCACTTGCCGCTGGAATATCTGACGACGTCGCCGACGCTCACAGACGAAAACTCCACGTCGGGTGCATCTTCAAGAGTCGAGGAGTCGCTCTGGCCGCTGGCCGACACAAGCACAGGAGATTGCGATATTGTCGCCAGCACGTTGCTGCCGCCAGCCGAAACGGAGACAGGGGACTGCGATACTGTCGACAGCACGTTGCTGCCGCCAGCCGACACGGAAACCGGGGACTGAGATACTGTCGCCAGCACGGTGCTGCCGCTAACTGAAAAAGAAACGCCCGTCTGCACGACGGTCGCCGAGATAGTGCTCACGCCGTCACCTCCACGAGCCCCTGGATGTAGGTGCGGGTCACGGTGCCCTGCGTAGCGACCATTCGCCAGCGGTAGGTACCGACCGCGAGAGCAGCCGTCTGGGAATCAGTAAGCGAAACGCTCACCTGCCCGGCATTCGCGTCTGTGATAACAGTCGTGAACGACATGATTTGCTGGTCGGTGACGACGCTATGCAGCGTCGCCAAAACAGAGTATCCAGTCAGCGGAATCGAAAAATCAACGACTGTAGCGACGTCGTCTCCGGCGCGAAACGCAAGGCTCAGCGATCCCGGCAGTTGCTCGTATGTTGGCATTGCTGCTTATATCTCCGTCAGTTCTGCAACGATTCCCACAACGCAATGTCCGCAGCGTAGATCAGCCTGACCGCCGCATCCTGCTCTGGCGTGAGCGTCGGCTTGTCGGCCTCGTCCGTGCCGTCAAGGTGCGGCAGCGGAACGGTGATGCCCAGCCAGTCGGCGCACGCCTGCAACTGATCTTCAAAGCGGAAATACGCATCGTATGTCTGGCCGAAACAGAACTCGCAGCCGTATCGTGGCGCGGCGAGTTGCTCCTCAACAGTGCTTTGTGCGTGGGCAACCATCGACCGGAAACGCTCAACCGGGTTTCGCACGATCACACACAGCGGGCCGTCGCCCCCTGCGTCTGGGTAACTCGCTGCCGGGTGTGCGCTCGCGTCGATTGCGATCTCCGGGTGGAATGACTGCATGACGGCGGCGGCAATGGAGTGCGATCCGCTGCGGGGAATCAGATAGATACCGCGACCGCTTGGTGTGCGAAGAACTTTCGGCATGGTAGTCCCCTACGAGAAATACAAAACGACTGCGCCGCCTACGCGATTATCGGTGAACGGGGTGCCGCTGGACGCTGTTCCGTAGCCTCCTCCTCCGCCGCGACCGGGTGAAACAGCCTGCGCGGTCGTGTCATATTTGCCGGTGAAACCGCCAGAGCCGAACGCCTGCGGATTGCCGGAAGATAGCGTAGTGTTCTCTCCTGCCAACTGGAGTGCTGCGAACAACCCGGAAACATCGGCGGCGGCAAATCGCGGTTTCGTGGAGATCGTGGCGGCAGTGGCGGCGGCGTTATTGTTTCCAACAGCACCGAATCGGGTGTCGCCGCCGCCGAGATACTGGTTGATACCTCCAGCAACGCCGCCGTCGCCGCCCGTGAACTCGCCGCCGCCGCTGCCGAAGGCGTTCTTGTTCGTGCCGTTCGCGTTCTTGCCAGCACCGCGACCCGTAATCGTCGCGCCACCGAACGTGACGCTAGAGTCGTTGCCGAAATTGGTGGTGGATTTGTTGCCGACCGCATAGGTCACTGACTGCCCGCCAGACACCGACCATGTTTTGAAAGCCGTGCCACCGGCACCGGAAGTTCCACTGCCCACCGCCCACGCTTTCATGCTCGTCGCGCCAGCAGGCACCGTGTATGAGGTGCCTGAGGTCAGCATCACGGCGGTGGCCGTGAACGATGGTGCGGCGGGCGTTGCCGGTGCAGATGCCGACGAGTACGGGCCGGTGCCTACGGCACTAATTGCCGCAACCCGCACCGTGTATGCCGTGCCGTTCGTGAGAAACGTAAGCAAATACACCGTCGCGCTGCTGCCAGTGCTAACCGTTGTTGCCGAGCCGCCCGCTGGCGTGTATTCGACAACATAGCCCGTAATCGCTGAGTCGCTATAGGGCGCAGTCCAAGCAATCGACAACTGACCATTGCCGCTGGTGGCGCTGACGCCCGTCGGCGCGGCCGGAGGTTGCGGAACGTAGGGCGTAGCGTTCACTGTGAGCGGCCCAGCGGGCGGCGTGAAGTTGGCGGTGTAAACGGCCAAGCCCTTCACGATCCTGACATCGTCTATGTAGCCAACCCAAGCATCCGAAGGGCCATATTCCTGGCTCTCAAACGCGTGTCCAGAAGTTCCGATAAACAGCGGCCGGGAACTGCCAATGTCATCGCTCGCATTCTCGGACAGTTTCTCCTGCCCTGCGACGTAGACCTTGAGCGTGCCTGCGTTTCGCACTACAGCAACGTGCGTCCATTGAGAACTCGGAAAGTTGTGGCCGCTTGCGTACCCATAGGCCGTCCCGTTGACGTACACCGGGTCGTTGAAGCCGCCGCCGCCGAGACGTACCAGCACGCCGTTTTGGAATGTGCCAACCGAGAAAAGCGTGTGATTGCTCGCAGACGGATTGTCAGAGTAGAACCAGCCCTCCAGCGTAAAGTCTCCGGTTCCGAAACCGAACGCCACTGAGTCTGCCGCCGTGACGCCGGAGGTTGTGCCGTTGGAAAAAAGTCCATTCAACTCCACGCTGCCACTGCCATACTTTTTCGTGGTCGTGCTGATCGCCGCATCGCCGTTCGCCGTCACCGCCAACGCGTTGGGCGACGAGTCATTGAAGTTGCCGTCGAAGTTGAGGAGCAGGCTGGCCGCAGCCTGCACCGGCGTGGCGTTTACTTCCAGCGGCGCAGTCGGCGGGATGAACGGGCCGGTGTAAACGGCCAAGCCTTCAACGATGCGGAGTTCGTCTATGTAGCCGATGAATTTGTACCCTTCATCAGTCCGGTCACTGCCAATGGTGAGCGGCTCGCTGTTCGCATTGAAGGCACCGCTGATCGTCGCCGTTCCGTTCAGCACGCCGTTGACGTAGCACCTGCATAGCGTGCCTTGTTTGGTGAAAGCGATGTGCGACCATGCGTCGTTGGCGGGCGACGGCCCAAGCGAGTTGCCGCCCCAAGAAGGCGAGCCTGTGTTCAGCGATGTTTGACCGTCGCCTCCGCCGGTGTACGTCGCCCAGCCGCTTGGGAATCCGCCAGCGCAGACAAGTCCGTATGGAGTATCGGGCTGTGTTGAAGACGGCCGAACCCACGCTTCAATCGTAAAGTCGCCGTAGCCAAAGTCGAACGTCCCGTCATACGGAATCGTCACCGTACTTGAGCCATCCAGATACAGCGACGATCCGCCAAACTTGCTCTGCGTCGTACTGACAACGGCGTTGCCTTGTGCCGTTGCGGTCAACGCATTGGGCGACGAGTCTGTAAAGTTGCCGTCGAAGTTGAGGAGCAGGCTGGCCGCAGCCTGCACCGGCACCGGCGTGGCGCATGGCGAGAGCGGCGCGGCGGGCGGGATGAACGGGCCCTGGTAAACGGCCAGATTTTTTACGACGCGGACATCGTCGATGTAGCCGCTGAATGATTGGCCGAAGTTGCTTCTCCCGCCGATGCTGACGAGTTCGTTTGTGTCGGCCAGCACGATAGCACCGCTGTAGGTGTCCACCACCTGACCGTTGCAAAACAATCTCAGGACGCCGTTATGCCGCGTGACAGCAAGGTGGTTCCATTCGTTCGGATTCACGGAACCAGCGGGAAAGTGCCCGCCGCTGGGATACCGCTGAAACGTCCAAGATCCTTCGCCTTCCGCCAGCCACATGAGATCGTTTTGGTAAATCGAGATTGCGATGCCCACGAAATCCGTTGGGGCTGCCTGCGAGAACAGCACATGCTCATTGTTGTTGGTGTCAGGAGGAACAAACGCCCACAGTTCGACTGTGAAATCAGCCATCCCGAAGCCCAGCGTGCCGCCAGTAGGCACGGTCAGATAGTCTCCGTCACCATCAAATGAGGCGCTGCCACTTCCCCATTTCTTCGTCGCGGTGCTGATCCCCGCCTCACCATTCGCAGTCACCGTCAACGCATTGGCCGACGAGTCGGTGAAGTTGCCGTCGAAGCGAAGGAGCAAGGACGATGGCGTGGCGCACGGCGGCGCAGCGGCAGTCGTGGCTCGCGGTCGAAGGATGCGGGCGGCCCCGCCAAAGGAAATCGTATTTTCGTTTGCCCAGAACGGCATCAGAAAGCCTGGACCGAGATGGTGGTGGTTCCCGACGACACAATCGCCGTGATGCTCCCTCGGAAAAGCTCCTTCTGGAGGTCCTGGTCGCAGATCAGTACGGAGTCCACCGCGAGCGGGACGCCGTTCGAGGCCGTGACGGCATCGGCGTCGGGAACGAGCTTGAGGTATGCCTTGCTCGGGCCGTTGTTGCCGATTGCCACGAAGGCCCACGGCCGACCCGATGGCGGGGGGAGGACCTGCACCTGGGTCGTTCCGACGGTGACGCTCGCAATCATTTGACTGTCTCCTTCTTTTGCTTCATCAACTCGTTGTGAATGTCTCTTTGGCTGACGGCAATCTCGCGTAGCGTCTCCGCCTGTTGGTCCTGTGTCTTGCCAAGCTCATGGAGCGTCTGGGACGTCGCCTCCAGGAACTGCGTGTGGCTTTCGACCATTGGAACGATTACGGAGTGGTGAACCGAAGTAGCCGCCTCCCGGGCCATCCAAAGCATGGCCGCCAGGATTACGACCGGCAGGCCAAAACGCTCGGCAGCGCGGAGGGCCACGTCGATGATCGTCTGTCTTGTCTCGTCAGTCATTCGTCAGGTTCCTCTTCCATCCCCGCATGAGGACGGCGTTCTTCGGCGATCTGAAATACCAGTCCAAGAGCCGTGACAAGAGAATCTGGAGCATTGGGCCGATCAGGAGCCAGAAGATCGGGCCGAATTGCTTCTCGTCGGTCGACTCGTGCAAGAGGCAGTATCCACGTTTGACGCTCTGTCCCCAGGCGGCGAGCACGATTTCCTGAGAGTTGTTTGCCGTCGTGATATGCCTGAAAAGCTCGACCGGAGACTGCTCAATCGAGACGACGATCAAGTCGTTGACCCGCTCCCGCCCGAGGAGATTCCGACGAATGACGGGCAGGTCCTTCCAGATGGATTCCTGGAGTTCCCGGATAGTCATTTCTTGGTCGCGCATTGGCCGTCCTTGCACTTGCATTTGCAGGTGTCCGGGCACGGGCAGGCAACCCACGACAGGTTGTCGCCACTCCTGACTCGTCCGGTGCCGCCACACTCTTTGCAGCACTCTTTGTGCGGCTCCGGGGGCTTCGGGGCGACCTTGGCCTTGTAGGCCGCGAACGCGGCCGTGGAGAAGCACTCACACAGGAGGTCTATGCGGTCCGGAGGCGTGTTTGGCGAGCAGCCAGCGAGCACCACCAGGAAAAAAAGTTTCCTCACAAAATTCCCCCTGTCCAGGATGGGAGCTTGCGAGCCGGGAAGCCATCGTATCCAGACAACGCATAGCTATCACGTTGCCCGAGCATCTTATTTACGATGTCCGCGTCGACCCAGAACGTGCAGCCAGCGAATGCCGGGTGCATCTCGGGCTTCCCTGGAATGCCGGAGTAGTGCGGACCGTTGTTGCTCTTCGGCCCCCAGGACTGCCAGTACAACGCCCCGGGCCTCTTGCCCATTCGCTTTCCGATGAAGCATGTGCAGTGGGCCCATCCGGCGTTGTTGGCCTTACAGAAGCCGGCCTCGTCACGCTTGAACACAAAGCCTTGGACGCTGGCCTGGGCGACAGGGTAGCCGTTCGAGATCGCTTTGCAGAGTTGCTCGAAGTTCTCGACGAGCGTAGCCGTCTTCACTCGCCGCTTCTTCGCGAACGGCTCAAGCTCGTCGGGCAGCCCCGAGGCGCCCCACTGCTTCTCGCGAGTGCCCGAATACTCGCTGAAGACCTTGCCGCCGTAGTCGACGTCGTAGTGGAGGCATCCCCACTTCGTCACGGCATCCGCCGCAGCGGCTCCGTAGCTTCCGTCACCGCCGTAGTTTCGCGTGAGGCCCCTGCTTTCGACCCTGCTCAACGCATAAATCGAGGCCTCCAGGCATCGGCCGGGCCAGTCTTCAGGCTCGCCGTGGACGACAATTTCTGTACTGGATAGAGCATCCACCGCTCCAGCGAAACCATGCCCAATGCACGACCCGATCGCTTGGGCGACGCGAGAGTACGTCGGCTTGACGCGGATGATCGCCGGCCAGAGCACGACGTCGGCGTTGTCGTTGGCCTTGAGCTTGGAGCCGGCCTCGGCAAGCGTGGGCCACTTCAAGCTGGAGACGTACTTTTCAGTGGCCTTGGGGTTTGGGACATACCCCTGCGGCCTCCACGGAGCGGCCATTTACGCGTCCTTTCCGAGCCCTGCCCATGCAATCGCTTCGTACAGGTCAACCGCCTTCTGCCGCTTTTCCGCAGTCAACTGTTGGGACTCGTCTCCAATAACGCCCGACAGCACGCCGTCGATGGCCTCAGACAAGCCTCGATACTTGCCAGGAGAGTTGTTCGCCATCCCCTTCCAGATGAAGCCGAGCACGGCGACGTGGACGGCTCGCAGGGAGTCGGTCGTCGTGACCGTCGGCTCTTCGACAATCCCGTCGGCGGCGACAACCCGTGCGCAGTTGAGGTACACGTTCTGGAGCCAGAGCCTGTCGATCGGGCTCATGTCCTTGACGATCTTCACAACAGGCTGGACGGCGTTCTTCATCTCGCTCGAAGGCTCCCTAATCGAGATTGACTGAACTTGATTGAACGTTGGGGCAGAGGGCACGCCGAACACCCCGAACGCCAACAAGAGAACGACGATCAGGTTCCGCCAAGTCACGCTTTCCCCTCCGGCTGGAGAATGACGTCGATCAACTGTTGGCAGAGAGCCACGCCTTTCTTGTTGCCGGCCACCTTGAGGCGGCTGGCAATCTCCAGGAGCGTGTGGGCGTCGCTCATTTCGACTGCTTTTCCCGGGGCGGGGGAGGGCAGGCGGACCTTTTTAATTGCTGCCACCAGACGGGGGCCCGCCACGACAGCAACCGCTGCCACAACGGCACAGGCGCGAAAAATGAATTCATAGTCAATCACTTGTCACCCTCGACCTTCGCCACGAGCCACCGCAGGAAGGACTCGCCCTGCGGAGACCGCAGGATCGCGGTCAGGTGGGCAACGAGTTCGTCGTCGACCTGCGTTCCCTTCGTCTTCGACGCCAGCCACTCGCACGCGTCGCCGACGATCACAGCCTTGTCGTGCGAGTCAGCCGTGGCGAGAAACGCCTGGACGTAGGTCAGGATGGGGGCCCATTCCTGGAGAATGCGAATCTTTTCCCAGATCGACAGGGTGTCGCCGTAGTTCTGCTCGCTCATCTCGCGTGCCTCCATGCAACGCCTACCTATCCCGAGACTATCGTCCTCGGGTCAACCACCCGAAGAGTCGGCGAGGTCTTCTAAGAAACCGGTCACGTCGCCCTGAACGTCGAAGATGGCCTCGGGGAACACGCGAGCCTCGACGGGATCGGGCGGCTTCCAGCCAACCCTTCGGCGATTCCGCTCCTCTTCGCTCCATCCTGCCTGAAACTCCAGGCATTTCTGGCGAATCTCGGCCTTGGACGGCAGATAGGCCTTGCGGTGCCCGGCCTTGCTGCCGTGCCAGCTTTCACGCCTGGGGAGCTTGAGTTCTCGGCGAGTGATGTCAGCGCGATCCGCCGAGATTTTCAGTGTCTCAGCGATGATCCTGGTTGGCGTCCCTGCCAGCCACATTTGCGTGAAGGTCACCGTGCAAACGGCTACCTGCACTTTCTTGGGATTCATCCTTGGGTATCCAGAAGGAAACGACCCGGCTCGACGGGTTCAGGTAAAAATCCCCTCCCAGAGACTTGTGAAATGGAACGTGCTCGCAATCACCTCCCGCGTATTGGCCGGCTATGTAGTCCGATGCGCGGTACACGGCCAGTTGGCCGAAGGCCGAGTTCATCCTCACGGGCGGCGATCCGACTGGCGGGTGCCAAAGATGAAACCAGAGCATGTCCTGGCGTTCTTTCCACCACGTCCATCGGCATGCCCATGCGTCGTAGTGGCAAAGCGTAGGCTGCGACCAGACGGGCGGCCCCCACTCACACCACGAGTAGCTCGCCATGCCCGACGCGTTGCTGTACTCGCCAAATTCTTCGAGGTGCCCGATCGTGTTCGCGATACCGTCGACGCTGAAGCCGCCCCAGGGGTCGGTGTCGAAGACTACGACGTAGTCGGCGTTCGTCTTCGAGGCCACCCAAAGGCGACACTGGTTCCGATACTCGGCGAGGGCAAGAGTTCGCTCGGTCGCCTTCGTGAAGTTCAGGTGTGGCCTTCCATGGCTCCGCATCTCGCAGTACCGATCAGGCCCCGAGTCCTTCCAGTGGGCGAGAAAATCCTTTGTCTCGTCCGATGAGTCGTTCTCGTAAATGAATGTCCAGGCGTGGCGAAACATCTTGGAGGACTGCTCGACACGCTGAAGCGTGAACGGCAGGAACGGCATCGCGTTGCGGCAGATGGCGACGAATGCCACCGTGCGATGCTCAGCGGCCTGCCGGCCGAGCTTGACACGGTGGGCGTACTCTTCAGCGAACTCCTCGTCAGGCGGCAAGAGCCTTTCGACGTCGTGCCGGTGGATGTCCGCGAGGCTTATTTGAACTTGCATAAGTGTGGAAAGAAGGCCTGCTCAACCTGACTGCACAGAATGAAATCAGACAGCTTCTCAGCGGTCAGTTCCGGGTATCCGTAGTATCCGAACACGGTCGGCCGCTCCGGACGGCTCTCGTCTGCGTGACGGTGAAACGTTCTCAGAGACATGGCCGGGTTCGCGATGCGGACCCCGTTCCTGACCGCCCACCCCACCAGTACGTTGTCGCAGCCGACGTACCCCATCGGGATTTCGTCTTCGATTTTCGGCACGCTGCCGGCACGAAAGAACCACGAGTCCTGCGAGCCGCTGTAGAAGCGATCCTCGTGGAGATGGCCGATCATCCTCGGGGAGCACTGATTCTCCCACCGCGTCAAAGCCAGAATGCCCCCTGGCGGCAGAAGCTCGCTCGCTTTGCTGCATGACTCGTCAAACACGATGTCGCTGTTGGCGACGACGCACAACTCGCCAGGGAAACGCAGATGGCAAATGTCAAATAGACCTCCGAGCGTCCATCGCTCTGCGTCTCCGTCCAGGAGAAGAATGTGCGAGAACAGAGGAGACTGCCGGTTCGCCTCCAGGCAGGAGTCCAACTCGCTCTGCCTTGCGGGGTCGCGGGGTGTGTACTTCTGGGTGGCGAGAATCATTTCGCCCACTCCGTGACTTTCGCGAGTTGCTCGCCGGGGTCGTGTAGGCCGCATGCGTGCATGAACATTGGGTCGCTGACTTTGCCCTCGACCCCAGTCCAGACGTTCCACGAATCGGCAAGAGGAAAGATGTCGTCGCAGACGCGATGGATCGCCGCCTGCTCCCACCACTTGTGGTCGCGAAGGTCGTCTTGGAGGGCCGCCTGAACAAGCGTCGAGAGAGCTAGTCGCCTCACAACCATGACGCCTGTATTGAAGTGCTTCGTTGCCGACCCGGGCTTGTCCTGGAGCGGTACGGCAGCAATGCTCGATGTTTCAGGCACCTCATCGAACGCAGACCGGCCGAACCCCACCGCGACCACGTCCGCGTCGAGCCAGAGCACCTCGTCGTACTCAGACAATGCATCGGCGATGATAGTGAGCTTCGCCCACGCCGCCGCGTGGTTATGGTGAGGAGGAATCTGCCGGGCGACTACAAAGTCTGCCGAAATGGATTCGGCGTACCGCTCCTGCGTAGGCCACGACACGTCGGCGATCCGGTGCCAATATGGCCCAAAGGCCATTGATACAACCGCTCGCTTCACGTCCCCACCGCCCAACAGTGGCCCGGATGGCCCGGCATCGGATGCGGAATCCGCTCGACACTCTTGCCGAGTCTCTGAAGCTCCCGCGAAACCTCTGCAAACGTATCGTGGCACTCGACGACGAAGATCGTTCTGGCCCAGTTGTCGAGTTTCAGGCACCCACGAAGCGAGGCAACCTCGCCGCCCTCGATGTCCATCTTGACGAAGTCCGCGCCCTCGGGAAGCAGGTCGTCCATCGATACGACGGCCACCTCTTGAGTGCCTACGACTGGAGCCTCGGCTCCGCCGGCGGCCCCGATCGGGTGAGACTCAAGGAGCGAGTTCTGGTCGGGAGACGGCCGCTTGAAGAGAGTCGCCACGCCGGTCTTCTCTCCGACGGCATACGGCGCGACCTCGACTCGCGGAATCTCGCCGATTTGAGAGTAGGCTCGCTCGTCGGGTTCGACGGCCACGACTTTCTGGAACTCGTTGCACAACGCCCGCGACCAGTCGCCACGGTTCGCGCCGACGTCGACGGCCAAGGCCCTCGTCGCAGGGAGAGGCACATTCGACAACCACGGCTCTGAACTGACGATCATGCTAAATCCTCGAATAGGTCGGGGCCTCAATCTCGCCGATCTCGATTACGGGGGGCGTCCACCTTCTTCCGTTTTGCCGGTTGCCGACGCGTCGAAGTCTTTCCTCCTCGTCGGACCACTTTGCCCTGATCTGGGCAGTCATCTTTTTTATCTCGTCGTCTGTTGGTCTCTCGACGTCCGGAAGGTCCATCTCCATTCGCGGCGGGAGCTTGAGCGTTCTCGCCCGCTGGTAGATCGAGCTTCGTGACACGTTGCACAGCTTCGCGATCTCTGTCGGCGTGCTCGACGCCCACAACTCCTTGAACTGATCGTCGCCCACCGAAAACCCTCCTTAGCCAAGAGAACATGAGAACTCCTCAGAGAAACCCGATGGCCCGTCACCCCCGGCTACCTACCCAGTAGCCGAGGGCAACGGAACCACCGGAGGGGACGGTCACGGTGCGAACTGCTGCACCCAGTAGGTCTTGCCATCGGGTCCGACGACGCCAGCCACGCCGACACGCCGGTAGCTGCGGCCGAGAATGTTCGCTCGGTGCCCAGGCGATTTGAGCCACACCACCACGGCGTCCGCAGCGAACGGCTGACCAGTCGCCACGTTTTCAGTCACGCCTGTCGAGTGGTACATGGACATGGCCCTCGCCATGCGGTTGGCGTGACGACGGGCCGAGCCCATCAGCCGGCAGTCGATCACGAGCGGCGGAAGCCCCGCCGTCGCACGGGCTTGATTCGTCTTCTCAACGATCTGACTCTCGCCGGGTGTCAGAACCGAGCACGGCTCACCGGCCAACGTCGGTTCACCGGTCAACGCAAAAAGCAGGAACAGGACGTTCATGCGAAATTCTCCAGCTACGAGTTCTCGACCCACTCTTCGCCACGACGCTCGAACAGTCGAACGTCACGGCATCCAACGCTTCGTGCAATTTCGACGCAGTACGGTGCAAAGACGCACACAGGCTCGTTCGTGTCGATGTGCCCGTCCGCCACGAGCAGCGACGCTGCAACCCTCGCGAGCCCCCGCCGGCGGAGCGGCTCGGCCGTGAAGCCTTCGAGCGTTTGCTTGCCATGCCAGATGTGAGTGGCGGCCCAAGAGGCCACGCGGCTTCCGCCGTCTCGCACAATCGCGACCGGAGTCGCCGTGCAGCGAGCGGAGACCTCTCGCTGAAAATCGGAGTCAGGGCGAGTCATCGACGAGACGATGACTTTCGCGTCCTGCTCGCTCAGCGTGCCAACGGTGAGAACAACAGCATCCATGCGGCCCATAGGGTACGCATATCCGTACAACGCGTCAACCAGTTTTCTTACCGGCGTTGATCTTCACAACGGCAGGATCGGCTGCCTTTACCTTCACGGCTGGCTGCTTTCCTGGCTTCACCTTCACCGCCTTCGCTGGCTCGACAGAGCCCTTCCATTCCATGCGGACCATCAGTCGCCCTCCATTGCGCGGATTGCTGAGTCCTGAAGCGACGAAGTGTCATCGACGGCCGAACGGCTTGAGCCCGAGCACCGCAGGCTCGGCCAATCGATCGTGTAGTCGGTCACGGTCACGAGTTCCGAGACCCACTTCCCGTTTTGCATCACGAGACGCTTTTCTGTCCTGACGATCGGCCTCCGCGACGGTTCTGGGGGCCAGCTTCCCCTCGACGTGATACTGCCCATTAGAGTTCCTCCATCGGCCGAAGGGCAGACTGGGGGACGAACCACGCGGAGACTCGCCCAGCGTAGTCTCTCTCGTGCTCTGGCTTCTTCCCGTCGCCGGCCCTGATCCAGCCACGCACGACGTAGTGCGGGCACCTGCCCGTGACGAGTACGAATATCGAGTCGTCGCTGTCCGACTTGCGGATGATCAGGTCGTAGTGAGACTGGCTTCGCGTCCGAATCTGAAGCCCAGGCAGGTCGTCAGCCTTGAAAGAGTTCACGCTGCCGTCCCAGTAGCGGTCGAGAGACTTAGCGACGGCCATCTCGCCGCAGGCGCCCTCGATGTGCTCGCTCCAGCCGTCGCCGGTGAAGCCGTGGGCGTCCTGGAGCCCTGCCTTGATGCTGGCGAGGTGTCTCATGCGACCCACGTCCGAGGCCATCGCCGCCTCATGCCACGCAAGGGTGATCTGTCTCATCGAGAATCCTTTCTGCTTCCTGCCTGCTCGTCACGACCTCTGCCACACCGCCGCCGATCGACTTGATCTCGTGTATCCGATGCTTCTGAAGTTCCGTCGGTTTCTTCCCGGGCTGCTTCACTTCGAGGAACACGCACTTGCCATGCTTCACGCAGAGCAAGTCTGGGATTCCGCTGGTCTGCATCGGCCCGCCGTGGATTTTGAAAGTCCACCACCCGCGAGCTTTTGCGGACGCCACGATCGACTTCGTTATCGAAGACTCAAGGGCCATCTCCCTTGTGTGACTTCCTACCCCTCGCCCAGGCCTCGCGTTGCTTTTGAGCCAGGAGATTCCGAGTCTCCTGGGTCACCGTCCTCGTAGAGTTGGACCGGCTCACTGACTCCGAAATCTTCTTGCGAGTCTCATCGCTCACCTCGCGGTTTCTCGCGGCGGCGCTGATCTTTGCTTTCGTCTCCTCGGTGTGTCTTTTGCCGAGCCTGTACTGGCGAATCTTCTCCTTCGCCGACTCGGGCATCGGGGACGAGAATCCCATGCCACCCATGCCGCCGGTCTTGAGGTTGTAGGTGTCAGGACGCTTAACCCACGCCTCATCGACGACGGCAGCCTCGATGAGATAAGCCTCATCGGCCGTCTCACACTCGAAGAGCGTCGTGCGAACGAAGTGCTCGCGTCCGTACTTTGCGACGGCGTCAAGCAGAGCCGTGCCGCTCCCCAGGTAGGAGTCTTCGCGAGACTTCCCGACCTTGCTGACGCCGACGTAGATGGAGCCACTGATCAAGTTTCTGGTCTCATAGACAATCCACGGCATTCCTTCGCCCTTTCGACGGCCCCTCCGTCGAAGCAGCGTCTGCATGTCTCGCAGACGCCGGTGATGTCCTCCGCAGCGTTCAATGCGCAATCGTTTCCGTACAATTGCCCACCCATTGGGTCGTATCCGTCCCGGAAGATCACTGGAGCCACGTCAGGCGACGGCGGCGTCTCGCCCCTGTCGCACTGGTAAGACCAGAACCACTGGAGCCCGTCCGGGACGATCGAGCGAAACTCATCGAGCCGATCCCACGATGAGCGATCGACCGACAGGTGCAGGTAGACGTTCTTGCGGGGCGTGATCCTGGCCGCGAGCTTCGGGATGCGGCTCACGATCCACTGCGGGACGTCGGGCATCGCAACGGCCACGGCGTCGATGCAGGGGAGCAGTTCCTCGAACAGGTCGCCGCCCCCTGTCCAACGGATGAAGGTGAGCTTCCTCCTGCGGGCGGACTTCACGATCCTAGCGGCGACGCCGGCCGGATCGTCCTTGATCGAGTTCATCAGGCGGTGTTGCTTCTTGAGGCTCGCCGTCCAGGTGGACGGCCCCTTCGCAAAGTAGCAGGTCACCGCGCAGATTTTTGTGGGGTTGCACGTCCCGATGATCGGGAAGTTGAGCGATCGGCCCGTGACTCGATTGGTGCTGAACGGGTCCTCGCGAGGGTCGAGACGCTCGGTGTAGTGGACGTGTTTTTTGGCTAGGCTACGGACTGACACTGCTTTGCCTCCGCCTCGCGGCCGTATGCGTCCTTGAGAAAAGTGAGCCGCTCTTCGGGGGGCATCGACGCCAAGAGCTTGCGAACCGTCTCGGGCGTGGACTCCGACCCGTTTGATTCAAGGATTTCATAGGACCGAAAGTCGGATGAAAGCTCGACAGCGATCCTGTAAGCGTCTCGTACCTGTTTCCGGACAATCGCCCAATACTCGCGACGCAGCATTTCCTGAGATGGACTCAAGTCGCCAAACTTGTCGTAGCTCATGCCAGTCTTTACAGGCAATCCCTTGCTTTTTGCGTACTTTGCAAAGGCAGGTCTAAATCTGTGCCACAAAAGATTCGACCTTGCTACGCCGCCGTCGTGGTGAAGGGAGCTAAAAAGAAGGACGCTGTTCTTCCAGGACTTCCATCCGATGATTTTCTTTTTGTAGCTGTACTTGCATGGCTCTCCAGCAAATACACCGACCACGAGCGACGCGATTGAGTATGCGACCTTATGGTCAACAAACAATTCTTTTTCCGGCAACCTTGCGACGATCTCAGATGCAACTCCCGAGACGTGCGGAAATACTTGCCCTTCGTATCCATGCACCCTTGCGGCGTTCAGGATTAGATTTGACTGAGCCCTAACCAGAGAGCCGTAATTTCTCTTTAGGCTACCGATGAAGTCTTTCGGGGGCTTTGAGAGAGCAACTCCGTTGTTGTTTGCGACGTAGTACGCAAGCCCCCTCGCGTCATTGATGTCTGTTGTCTTGCCTTTTGCGACGCGCAACTGCCTGTCGTTAGCTGCGGCCCAGTCGCGAGCCTTTCTCGTGTGAGCGTGCGGAAACAAGAGAAGCGTAACTTCCTTCGACTCCATAGCCGAGTACAGGGCAAGCAGTTCGACTGCCGTGAACGGCTGCGACAAAGACTTGTCTGTTTGCGGAGTTGCTAGGTGGGCGCGCTCAGCTATCACGAGAGAACCGGCAGGCATCGACGATAGCGTCAACCGAGCCTTAGCGATCGGAACGCCCTTCATGTCCTCGCCCGCAAACAGCTTGTGACAGGCCATCTTCCCGCCGCCGAAGTCGACGCCAATTATCTCGCTGTAAGTTTTTGGATTGCACCAACTTTTGTTGACGTCATATCCGGCCGAGTCGACCTTTGCGTATGCCTCCTTTTGCTCAGAGGCATCATCTTCAGCGAACGAAAGAAATGATTGTGTCGGCGACATAATTTTTTTTAGATTCGCCAGCATCGCCCGAGAAGAAAAAAAGCAACCAAAGTTACACGTCTAGCAAACGGGCGATGCTGGCGATTTACGTCGCGAAGTTAGGAAAACAGCCTGAGGGCTGATGCTAAGAAAACGCGACAATTTTTTCTAAGTGTTTCTACGCAGTCACCTTGACGTACATCGGCGTGTTCTCACCCACCCAGGCGCACAGAGTATTGAAGCTCAGGTACTCCTCGGCGTCCTCGCGACTCATGCCTTCTCGATCCACGAGAATCTCGATGCACTTGTCGACGTCGTAGATCACGATGTGCGGCCGGATCGTGCTCACGCTGTATCCGATGATCGCACCGTCGAACCCGTCGGCCGTGAGGGCCTCGGGGTTCAGTTCACGAAGATCGGCGATGGGGTCGCGGGCTACCATGTGCTCACGCCTGATTCGCGAGGTAGTTGTCGAGACCGATCTCCTCGATCATCAGCCGAATGGCCTCGATCTGGATGAGCGAGGCCTCGCTGTCGGCGAGCAGGCCCTTGAACAGGTCCGCCGCCACTGCATCACCAAGCTCGATAGCCATCGAGAAGCCGCCCCGCTCGATTTCGGCTGCGGACGACTCCAACTGGTAGTTGGCTTCGAGGGCGCCGACGAAGTCATGTCGAGGCCACTCGGCCGAGTCATGCTGGGCCTCGGCTGCGACGTTGTGAAACTCCAGGCGGTCGATGATCGCCTGGGCGTGCCCACGCTCCTCTTCGGCGTCGGCGGCGTACTTCGCCGCCAGCTTCGCGTAGCCGTAGGTCGCGTAGTGCCGGCTCTGGAGCGTGTAGGCCTCGACGGCCGCCCAGTGCAGTGAGAGAGAGGACTGGAGAATTTCGATGATTTGCTGCGGGCCTGCGGGCATGAATCACTCCATTCGAGAGAAACGGGAATACGATCCTGCCAGCTTGTAGAAGTCCCACAAAAGCAGGTTTTTCATGTGGCACTCCGACGTGCCCATGGCGTCCCAGATGATGAACCACTGATCGGGCTCGATGAGGGAGAGGTCCCACGCCATCAGGGCGCCGCAAATGTCGGCGAAAGGCAGGCCCTCGTCGTCCTCGCAGTATTTGATCAGCGACTTCGAGACTTCCTCGTAGATGTACTCTTGCTGGCCTGTCTCTGGACCGCTGGGGAGCGGAGCATCCATGAGCCTCGGCCAGATGTACGCAACGGCTGCCGCAGCCTTACGCCGCCCTTCGAGACTCGTGTCGCCGAAGTACGACGCAATGACGACGTCTATCTCGCAGAGAGACTCCTGCTTGATCTCTTCAGGCCTGGGGGGGAGAGCGTCGCCTCGAACCTGCTCCCAGGCTTGCTGGACCGTCCAGTTGTCGAGAATCTCGGGCATGAAAAAACCTGAGGGCTGGCGGTCCGTCGTGCCAGCCCTCAGGCTGAACGCCGATCCTTGGCGAGCGGTTATGGTATCCAGACTATGAATCTTGTCAACGGTTTTTTGTGAGCCATCTCGCGGCTGCTTCGGCGATGAACGTCCGCTTCGATGCCTTCACGAGATTCTCGATGTAGGCGCGGTAGCCGGCTGCCTCGATCTCGTCGAACGTCTTGCCGGCGAAGATGCCGTCGCGAATCCGGAACTCGTCCTCGCGAGAGGCCTCCTCGTCCAGCTTCTCCAGAATTCCAGGGACTGGGTCGACAAACTGGAGATTCAGGCATCCCCATCCGCACTGTACGAGCCACTGCGGCTTGCCGTCGACCTTTCGCACGTCGGCAAGGTCGAGCACAGTCATGCCGCACCGGTCGCACGCGTAGTGCCCGTCGATCGAGGCCAGGAACGGCCTGTCGTCCGGAACCCACTCGGAGGCCGTCGAGACGTGCTGATCATCTGCGACCTTCCGGGGCTTCTTTGTCGGCTTCTTCTTTGTCTGCCCGTCCCGCTCCTCGGGAGCGACCTCGAACAGGAGTCCGCTACTTGGTGTGCTCAAGAATCCACTCCCTGTGCTTGCTGATCCTAGTGTGCCCAGACTCTTCGCCGAGCTTCGACATGGGCGAACGCCCGTTTGCCATGACCACCGAATTGATGCCGGCAAGCTCATTGCCGATGAACAGGCCGCCTCCTGAGTCGCCGGGAGAGATCAGGTACTCAAGCTCAGTCTTCACTCCGCTCCCGACCGAGCAGACCATCAGGTTGTTGGTGTCGATGTAGTCGATGACGTTGCTGCCGGCCCGCTTCCGGCCGTCTGCGAGCACGCATCCGGTCAGGAAAGTTCCTGTGATGCCGTGTCCGCAGATAGACACGACCTTCCCGACCTCGTTGTCGTTTCCGTACAACTTGGGATAGAAGTCGAGGTCGAACTCTTTCGAGCCCATGACACGCCCTACGGCGATGTCGCAGCACCCGATGCCGGTCTTGCGGAAGTTCTCGTGGACCAGCACCTCTGAGAGTGGGTACTTCTCTTCGCCGACGTGAACGACCCAGGCCTCGGCCTTGTCGACGACGTGCGCCGCAGTCACGACGTGCCTCGGCCCCACGATCACGCAGGACGCCCACGCGGGGATCATGGTCTCGGTGTCGAGGCAACTTATCCTAGCGACACACTTGAACTGGCTTCCGTAGTCCAGGTACTTCTGGTCTGGTGTGCCGGGGTCGATCGTTCCGGCAGCAACGAGAAACAGCAAGAGAGCGTTCATACGGGAATCTCCAGTCGATGTTGGCGTCCATCGCCCACCACAATGAGATTCTCCCTCGCCCGTGTGACGGCCACATAGTTCACGCGACACTCCTCGTCATGCCTCTCATCCAAGGCCAGCCTCGCGTTCTCCACGGCTCGACTGGAAACCGTGCTCAGGATGACGTCGTCGGCCTCGCACCCTTTTGCTGAGTGAATCGTCGAGAGCCTGACCCGTGGATTGCTCGCCACGTCCACGCCATGGGCCACGGCCGCAGCCCTCCAGTCCGCAGCCTTCACGCCGTGTTTGTCTTCGAGGGCGGACGGCCACCTGCCGGCAAGGATCAGGTGGGAGAGCGTCTCGGTGCAGCCGGCGATCGACATGATCTCGGGCGTCGGCAGCACGAAGTCCACGTTCGACCGCTTTCCCTGTTTCCAGGCCGTCTTCTCGCCGTGGTGCAGGAGCTTGCCGAGCGACTTGCTCGCGACGGCGATCATCGCGATGGCATTCGCCCAGTCCTCGCCGCTCACGATCTGGCCGTGCTCCAGGTCCCAGAGTGCCTTGTATCCAGACAATGTCGACTCGCCGTGGACTTTGTCGATCCACGAAAAGGGGATTTTCCGTTCCTTGAGCGAGGCTTCGTACTCGGCGAGCGAGAAGGCACACCGAGCCAGGATGAGCGTCGACCGCGAGGGGTCGATTCTGCCGACGGCTTCCTCGGCTGCGGACGCCTCGCGGATCGTGCCCTTGTGCGGCGCCGGCTTGATCTTCCTGTCGCGGTAGCCACGCTTCATCTGCCGTAGGCATCGCTCGCCGAGAGCCATCACGTTAGCCGGGCAGCGATAGCTCTGGGGCATGATTTCTTCGTTTGCGTCCCACGACAGGAAGTGGCGATAGTCGCTTCCGCCGAAGCCGAACACACTTTGGTACGGGTCTCCGACGAGGAACACTCTCTCCATGCTGGGCGACGATGCAAGGCGGCGGCAGATTCGGTCGACGATCGCCGATGAGTCCTGAGCCTCGTCGACCGCGAGCACGCGGAGTCTCTCCGGCAATTCACCGATCGGGTCCGTATCCACCGGCCCCTCGATGGTATTTTTGACTCCACCAAACCGACTGACGACGTCAGTGAAGTCGAGACGCCCCTCGCGAGCCTTCGCCCGCTCGTACTTCTCCACGAATACCCTGGCCGTCGACAGTGTGACAGAATCGTCCCCGAGCCTCCGCTGCTCCTCGATCACGCTGGCGAGTGGCCTGAGCGACTGGCGGGCAAGTTCCCAAGCCTGGAGGCTGATGGCGGCGTCACGATCGCCTTCGGTCGCCTCGTACTCCACGTCTCCCCCCCGACCTTGGGAGATCGAGATGCGGGCCCCGATCGCGTGGCCGGTCCACTCGGCTCCGTCCTTGCCTTCGATCAGGGCTCCTTCCTCGACCCCGGACTGCTTGAAGGCGATCGAGTGCGCCGTCCGGAACCAGCCGTGCTTCGTCAGGGCCTCAACGTCGACGCCCCACGAGGCCGCCACCCGCTCCGATAGTTCCTGCCTCCCCGCCCGCGTGAACGTGCAGAGGCCAACCTCGTCCGTATCGAGGCCAAGCTCCTCGCGAGCCTGTGTGAGCTTGGCCTCGATGAGCCTCGTCTTTCCCGTACCTGCCCCGCCTATGCATCTTTCCTGACTTCCCATCACGCCCTCCTTGAACCAGCCTTTTGGACAAAAAAGTTCTTTTCTATATAAGGACCTAAACTCTTATCTTTAAAAGACTTCGAGACAACATTCTCTACTGTTTGAACTTTGAACTTCTGTTTGGAACTGTCTGGATGAAAAAGAGTCCCTATATGGAGTTCGCGGTTTTTGCCATCAGATGCCGGACAGGCGTTCGAGGGCGCGGATGTGGGCGTCTCCCCAAATCCGCCACCGACCGAGAGTCCCGGCGACGGTGAGCTTCTCGGAGGCGAACTCCTTCTCGCCCACCGCCTCCAGGAGTCTCGACCGCAGGTCCGAGATGTCCTTCGGGGTGATCGAGTTGTTCTTCTGGCGGACACGGTCCCAGGTCTCGCCCCACTTGAGCCACAACTCGTCCCGGGAGACGCCGCCCCTGGAGACTCGACGCCACTTGGGGACGCCGCTCGGGTTGGGCAGATCGTCTTCCTGGTCGCCGGTGAACTTCTCGAAGCCGCGCAGGTAGTTGAGCAACTGACCGGCAACGTAGGCATACCTCATCACGTCCTCGCTCGGATGCTCGTCAGAGCATGAGCCGAGCAGCTTCGCCCTGAGGCTCCGGACCTGTCTCCGCTCGCCGGCCTCGTTCTCGACCTGCTCGCCGTTCCAGATGCTGCTCCAGCGGCCTGGGTTGGGATCGTGCAGGTCCATTTTCTTTGTCACCGCCAGCACTGCGGCCGCCACCGCCTTCGGCGATAGAAGCTGATTGCTGTCGAGGGGAATCTGATACGGGCGATACCCCTTGCCTCGTTCCAGGTGTGGGATGATGAGTCGGTACATCGTCGGGTCTGAGTGGACGACCGCCAGATGCCACTGGCCCGGCTCGTACTCTCTCGCGACCGGGTCCCACTCCAGGCCGAATTGCTCCAGCGGTCGACGTGCGTTCCGCTCCAGGTGACGGTTTCGGTAGTGGTCGAACTGATCGTTCGCGAGCTTGCGAATCTCTTCGTCTGTCTTCGGGACAGCACACTTGAACTGATTCACCGACCTGAGGATCGTCGTCAGGCGGACACGGTCAGAGTCCGAGAAGTCTCGGCATTGCTGCGCGAGCCACGAGGCGATCCCGAGCAGGAACGCGTGTCGCCCGCCTTCCCCGACCTTCTCTTCGCCGGCCAGGATGTCGCGGGCCTGTTGAATGACCCCCGAGCCCTTCGCCTTCGAGTTGGCGATCACCGCCTCCTTGAAATCGTCAGGCAGCCTTGCCGGCTTCACGTCTTCAGGAGACCGCCCAGGCAGCCAGTCGTACTGCACGCCTGTCCGATGCCAGGACTTCGGGAAGACTGACTGCGACGCCATCTCGCCGCCGCCGATCCGGACCTCCAGGCCGTCGACCTTGACGACGCCGACGTCAGGCAGGTCGCTGTCGTACTGGAACAAGTAGTGCGGCCCTCGCGAGCCCTTGTAGGCCGTGGTGTCGATCTGATCGAGCCCGAACCGCTTCATCACCTCGATGGCGTGCTCGTCATCGGCCTCGACGTCGACGATGCCAGAGACTCGCCCCAGGCGGACGCCGATGTTCCATCGGATGTTGTCGTTCACGTCCTCGAACCACGTCGCGATCTCTTCCTCGTTGTCGGTGGCGAGGTGCTGCCAGCCTTCGCCGGCCGGGTGCTTCCCGATGCTCGGGCAGGCACGGCCCTTCGAGCAGGTGCAGGAGCCGTCCTCGCGGACTCCGTAGAGCTTGACCACCTTCATGCCGAGCGCGGCGAGAGCGGCGGCGGCCGCGAAGATTTCGTTGGGATCGTAGGGCACTGTGAATTCCTCCGTGAAAAAAGAAAAAGACGGGGGCCCCGACAGCCGGGGCCCCCGTATCCAGACAATCAACTAGAAGGGCACCGCGTTGTCGGCCGACCGAGGGGCGATCTGCGAGATGCCTCCGGTCAACACAGGCGTGAGGGACGTTGTGAACAAGGCCTTGGCCCGTTCACCCTCATCCTGTCCGATCGTGCCGACATGGCGGCACACGATCGCGGCGTAGTCGGCCCGAGCACCCTTCCGCTTTTCGAGCGTCAGTTCGACGATCGCACGGTAGTGCGGGACGAACTGAGCAGCGAGAGCACGCAGAAAGTCCTCGACGGGCTTGAGGCTCGTCGGAGAAATCTGCACGAACAAAGGACTTGCGTCCTCCTCGCGGAGAACGCCGACCACGCGAGACGGCTTCGCACGGGGAGGGGTCCGGTCCTGCCACTGGCAGTACGGCAGGTCCTTCCACCGATAGGTGCCGTCCGCATTCTTCGCGGCTTCGAGGACCTTCAGGTCCAGGTCGCCGTGATCGTCTCCGACCTTGTGCCCGACCACACCGTCGAGCGAACGAAGGTACGGAAGACTGCCGGGCGTCGCGGTCGACTGCGGCCAGAGGTTGTACTCCGTCCGAGTCGCCACGACACACAGGCCCGTGATGCTCTTCTCCGAAAACTCGTTGCCCGCGACCGACCAGTTCCAGCGGGTGCTACCACCCGTCGGAATCTTGACGAACGTCAGGTCCGACCGACGCAGCGAACCGCCACCGAGGTTCGCCTGGATGACCTCCGCGATCTCGCTGTTAGGAGCGAGGGCACGGAACGAACCAGCTACCGCAAGAGTTGTTGACATTTATGTCAACTCCTTTCTTTACCTACCACCAACCAACGAACAGACACACCGCCGCGACGCGGACGGGTTCTGGTCGCTAAAGACTTCAGTCGAGGTCGAGCACCTCTTCCTCGTGATACGACTCGGCGACGTACTCGCCGGTCTGCTCGCGACGATGCATCTCGAAGAGCGTCTCGTCGATCTCGATCCGAGCCCGCTCGATGGCCTCGGGCTTGAGAGACACGACCTTCACGTCGTAAGGAGCGAAGCTCTGCACGACGATGAACTTGAACACGAAAGGATCAGCACCGGCCGCTGCCGCCGCTTGTGAGTACCAAGACGCCTGCCAGTCGTAGCCGAACCGGCGGAAGGACCACTTGAGTTCCCGCCACTCGCTGCTCGTCGTCTTCAGGTCGAACCACGCGCCGGATCGCGTCACGCCGTCGGCACGAGCCTTCCGCCTGTGCCCGTTGGCGTCGGCCCAGAACACACTCATCTGCGAGTGTGCGACCTGATCCATCAGGGCCTTGGCGGCCTTGTGCTCCCAGAGGCTCGCGATCATGTCCGCACACTTGCCGAAATCAGACTCCGAGCACTCGACGGCCCCGACGGGCAAGCTCGAACGCCACTCCTTGAACGCGTTGCCTCGACGACTGCCGTCCGATGCGAGGACACCCGGCGGGGGCACGACACAGCGAGACCGCCAGTCGACTCCACGAACCACTGCCTCGAACGCCGCGTCGACGAGCGATCCGAAGCTCGTGGCCGAGTTGCCGCTGAACAGGCTCTTGCCCAGGACTTCGGCGTACCGCTGGGCCCGGCCGCCGAGCACGCCGCGATAGCGGTGGACCTGAGAACGGCTCTTGTGTTTCTTCTCGGCGTGATAGACCTCGTTCGCCATGTCGTAGTCGACACGAAGTCCTGTATCCAGACTATGTGTAATCATGCTGCCACCCTCCTCGTCAGGTTTGAAAGAATCGACTCCACGATGTCCGACTTGTCTTGCAACGCTGCGTAGATGTCCTCGTCGACCGTCCCCTCGGCGACGAGGTGGTAGTAGCGGACGCAGTTCTTCTGGCCTGGGCGACGCAGCCGGCCGAGCGATTGCTCGAAGTCACCCAGGCTGTGCGACAGCGAGTAGTACACGCAGTAGCTCGCCCGCGTGAGGTCCACACCGGCGCCGCCGGCCTGTTGCTGGACGACGATCACGTCCGTCAGGCCTTCCTGCCAGTCAATGAGTTGCTTCGTCGCCCCGCAGAGCAGCGACACTGTGCGTCCGCCGGCCTTGCATTCCTCGGCGACCTCCCGCAGGTCCTCGATGAATTTCACGAACACGACGAGCGGCTCCCGCTGCGGGAAATCCGCGAGGAACTCTCGAAGGGCAAGCCGCTTGTCCGGCTCGCCGGCGATTCGCTCGAACACGTCCGATCCATCAGCGCGGGCGAAACCGCTGGCAGCGGCCTGGAGCCGGCCGACGACCACCATCGCATTCGCGGCCGTCACCGCCTCGCCGCGTTCAAGGCGGGCGATCTGATCGGCCTCCATGTCGCTGTAGAACTTCCTGACGGTCGCGTTGATCGTGACAGGGATCGTGGTGTGAATCGCGTCCGGCAGAGTGAGCACGTCGTCGGCTTTAACCCGGTGAATGTGCTCGTCGATCCGCGTCCTGAGTGAGGCCAGAGCCTCGTCTCTAAAGCCCGTGATCCATCCCGGATAGCGGGGGTGCGTGATCGCAATGCGATTCTTGAACGAGTGGTAGTTCTCGCCGAGCACCGACGGGTCGAGGAACCGAAACTGCGCGAACCAGTCGAGCGGATTGTTGGGCGTCGGCGTTCCGGACATGCAGACCCGCAGAGACTGCGGATTGGCCCTGGCGAGTTTCGCCAGGAACTTCGACGCCTTGCCTGTGTGCGACTTGATCCTGTGAGACTCGTCGCAGACGATGGCGTCCCACTGAGTCGATTGCAGAGCCTTCCCGACCTCGCCTCGGTAGGCAGAGTCGTAGTTGACGACGACGAGCAGCTTGCCATCCGTGGCAAGCGAGTCGCGGATGGCCTTCGCCCGCTTCGTCGCCGAGCCCTCGACGACGACGACGACGTTGCGGTCGCCGGCGAACAGCTTGACCTGCTTGATCCAGGCAGGGCCGACGGCGATCGGGCACACGAGCAGGACGAGTCGCCTGTCTCGGACGGCCATGAGGAGCGTGCGGCTCTTGCCGCAGCCGACCTCGTGGCCCAAATAGCCAAATTGTCGAGACACCAGCCAGTCCGATCCGGACTGTTGGTGCCCCCACGGGGGGACGTCCATGTCTCTGTGCCTACCTGTATCCGTACTTTGTGTTGTGGGAAGGGAGATTAACCGACGACGACAGCGGAGGCAAGTGCCTGCCGCTTCTTTTCCACGTCCTCCAGGAGGGAATCATACGATTCGATCAGCTTGGCCTTTCTCGACTCGATCTCTTTGATCGCCTTGTCGCAGGCCTCATCGGCCGTCTCGCAGACCTCGTCCAACCCACGAACGGAGATGTGCCCGGTCTCGAACGACAAGGCGACGTTTCGATCGGTTTTTCCAAGGACCTCGACCTTGCTCACCGCAACTCCAAACTCTCGCTCGTTGTTGAAAAACACGCTTGCAACGAAAGACATTAAACTTCCTCCTCGTCGTAATAGGTGGGGATCGCCTTCGCCTTCGCCTCACACAAGGCGACGGCGTCTTCTTTTCCGAGCGACAGGTAGCAGTCTGCCGCGTCCTGCCACGAGGCCTGGGCCATGAGCCCCAGGCCGGCTTGGCGGTAGTACCGTGCCGATCGTGCGTACAGCTTTGCGGCGCGGAGCAGGTACACGCACTGCCGGACGTTGATCGGCTTCGCCTCGCCTGGGCTGCCGCCGATCAAGTCTTCGGCCTCGGCGATGAGCCGGTCGCCCTCGGCGATCCAGTCCTGCCGCCACTTCGAGAACGGCCACGCGAACTCGCTTTTTTTCTTTTTCTTCTTCACTGTCGTGTCCCTTCGTGATTTGAGGAATTCTGGCCGAGGCGGGGCGACGATTCGCCCCGCCTCGTATCCAGACATTGAGACTACACCGCCAGGAGCTTCGGGCCGACCTCCGCGTCGAACACGCCATGCAGGCGTTGCGTCCGCCGCTGCAATTCGCCGAACCCCTTCAGGGTCTCGGTGAACGCGTTGAAAAGGCTCCAGCCAGTCCAGTCGTTGAACTCCGGATGGCGGGGGGCCTCGAACTCCTCGATCACCTTGGCGATGGCCTGAGCCGGGATCGCCTGGGCGCGGTAAGCCTTGAGCACCACGTCATGCAGGTGAGCCTGACTGCGGACCTCCAACTCCTTGTAGCACTCGATCCGACGGGCCTGGACATGTCGGTGCTGCACGAGCCCCGCCACGCCGTCGGCCACGAGACGCGGCAGACGATCGTGGATGAAACGCGTGTGCTTCGACTTGATGACCACCTCGCTCGAAAACGCGAGGTTGTCGCAGACGAAAACACGGCTACCGGCCGCCAGCCCGACGGGGAACTTCTTGTCGTGGCTGTTCCGGATGCCGATCGTGAACGCGTAGTCTCCACCACCATCCTCGCCGCCGAGCGTGAGAAGCCCGAACAGTCGGTCGCCGCCCTTGGTGAGGGCGAACGCCCGATCGACGACGGCGAGCCCGCTCCCGGCGAGGGAGTTCTCGACGCTGTCGACCAGGAGCCCGTGGGCCACCGGCGTCCAGGTCTCAGTCGCCTGCGGCGTGAGCACCGCGTCGACCGCCTCACGGTCGACGAGTTCCGCTCCGGCGTGCAGGCACAGCTTGCTGTTGTTTTCGCTCATGGGTTTCTTTCTCCTGATGGGTTATCGTTTCCGGACTATTGACTGACTGCCAAAGATTCTAGCGACCCTTCTTCCTATTGTCAAGCCGTTGCAATTGAGGCCGCTTTTTTCCGATGACACGGTACGGACGAGCCACGATCGCGGTGTCGATCTTCTTGCGACGGCCCTCGATGTGAAGCACCGTGAAGTTGCCAAACTTGTCGAACGCTTCGATCCAGCCGACGGCGCCTCGCTTCGCAAACGACACGAAGCGATACGGGCCTGGGGCTTTCAAGCTGATCTCGTCCTTGCCTGACCGCCAGTACGGGCCATCGGTCGCGCGGAACACGTCGCCTGGGCGAAGCACCACACGCTCCGAGACTCGATACTCATCATGTCTCTCGATCGTGATCATCAAGACTCCTTTCGCTTGACCTGGAGGTACAGATTCTTCGGTGCGGAATCGAAATACTTGAGCAACGCCGGACACAGCCAGCCGCTCATGCCAAGTTGCTTGCAGTAATACCAGTTGCCGCCGTACTCCTCGCTCTGCCACTTCATCGACGCCTGATGCCCCGGGAACGGCGAGTCGGAGAAGAGCAGCGAGAACTCGCGGCTGCATCCTTTGACTTTCTTCGCCAGGAGCCCGATCGCCACGTCAGCCCCCGCGACGAAGGGCTCGCGAACGAGCCCCACGGCCGGGTCGTCGAACACGAGGGCGCCGTCCTCCCATCGCGGGTGAATGATTCTGATTGCGTTCACTTGTCACCTCCTTGCGAAGGCAGCTTGTCCGCCGGCAGTACCGCGACGACGACGCTCATGTCGCTCGCGAGTCCCCGGGGGCTCACCGGCCGGTCTGGGATCGTCTTGAGCGTCGCCTGTCCGCCGTAGGGCAGGATGACGTAGTGCCCGAGGCGGCTCGACGAGAAGTCCTGGCATTCCAGGAGCAGCCAGCCGTCGGGCTGGAAAAGCTCGACCTGTTGCTGGAATATCTCTGCGAGCCCATCGGGCGTGTTGACGTGTCGCTCGCAGTAGCGGCGGGCGAACTCGGCGAATTCAAGTGTTTCGTGGGCCATCGGCTGGGTTCCTTTCGTCGGGGGTGGGGGAGGGTAATCGAATCCGTACTTTGTCGTCAAGCCACGAGCACGGCGGCGTTCGAGGCCTGAGCCGCGAGCGTCTCCAGGAAGTCTCGAATCTCGTCCTTCGACTCTGCGAGCAGGTCGTTGGCGACCTCGGCGAGGTAGCTATTGTCCTGGCCGAAGTTGCAGTCGATGCCCCAGAGGCTGGCGACGTGATCGCGGACCTTCTCGCCGTTGACCTCGATCGAGAGCACCACGCCGCCGTAGAACCACTCGTCCGCCTTCCAGCGGGCGATGTCCTTCTCGTCGTAGCAGTCGGAGTCCTCAGGGCGTGTGTCCTGGTCGAACTCCAGCCGGGCCACGAGCGACACGGTGTCGGTCACGTTGCGGCGGATCGTGTCGCCTGGGCAGACGTACTTGTCGAATTGGGCTGTGAACTTCACGGGTAGGTCTCCTGATGGTTGAGGGTGGTGTGTGTGTCCAGACAATCAGCCGATAGCCCACTTTGCCTCGTCGTAGCCGGGCAGTGCGTTGATCGCCGCGTTGCGAATGCGGCCGAGCAGCTTGCAGGCTTCCGACTCACGCCAGTCGTCGGTCTCGCTGGACTGGTAGTCGAGGCAGTCGCACAACTTGACGATCTCGATGGCGGAGCACTTCGGCGCCCGGCGGCTGTCGGGCGGGGGCAGGAGGCTGTCGTACTCATCGGCGGACTCGCCGTAGCGGTGGCACACGCTGCGGACGTTGGCATCGGCAAGCGTCTTGTAGATGCTGTCGAAGCTGGCGTAGCCGCCACCGAGGAACGCGTGCTTCGACGAGCCGAAAGCGGCGACGGCTGCGATATGGTTTTTGCTGCACACGAAAGCGGACATGGGTTTGCTCCTGGTTGGTGGTATCGTTGCTCTACTCCCCCATTATACACCGACGTCGGTGAATTGCAAGGGGGCTATGACACGCCCAGTTTTAGGGCCTCTTCGACGAGTTGGGCGATGGCTCGGGCGAGGGGCGTGTCGGCGCCGAGTTCCTGCCCGAGCCGCACGAGCACGAGGGCGTTGATCAGTCTTTGCATGTCTTCTCCTTGCGTGCCAGGACGTCTTCGAGTTTGAACCCATAGGACCCGACTCCAAGTCTCCAAGACTTGATGTCGCCTCTCTTCGCGAGTCTGCGGACGGTCGACGTCGAGACTCCGAGAATCTTCGCTGCTTCGGCGGTGAGAATGATTCGGCTCACTTGCTCTCCTCGATCATGGCCTTGACGGCCGGGTCTGACTGAGAGCCGACGTACTCGACCCTCACCGGCTCGGCGTGCTCGCCTCCTCGAAACGCTCGCGCGTCGACGAACCATCGCCCCGTGTGGCAGCACTCCAGGATGCGAGGCGTGATCACTTTGCACAGCCCCCCGCCGAGTCTCACGATGCTGCCGGGCGTGATCTGACTGGGGTCTGAGAAACGGGAGCGGGTGGTGGTGTAGGTGGTCATGCATTGGCTCCCGTGCGGTGGAGTTTGTCGTAGAGGACGCCGAAGGTCTGGCTGCTCGCGTCGAACGTCTCGACGACTTCGAGCAGCTTGTTGCAGGTCCGCACAGCCTCGACGGGCGGCACGGCCGTCCAGTCGTCGTTGGTGCGGGCGAGGTCCGCGATGACGCAGCAAAGCTCCGCGAGGAGCGACTGCTGGCTTGCGGTGAGGTTCAGGGGGATGCTCACTGGACGGTCTCCTGGGTTTTCGATCGAGTCTCAAAATCCTTGCGGCACAGCGACGCAAGTTTCGTGTACGAACGCTGGAGCCACGGGGCCGTCGGCCACCTCGCTTGCCGAGAGTATGCGTAGTGATCCACGGCCATCGGCTTCTCGCGATGCTCTGCCACCAGTTTGCCGCCCGGCCAGCGATAGGCCTTGCAGCTTTCTGTGATGACATACGCGAAGACCTGACGGT